AGGCCGGCTGTAAGATCCACTGCGGCTTCCCTCCCGATTTCGAGGCGATCCGAAAGGGCGGGGATGGCGACTGGGGGGACATGAAATATCCGGGGGGAACCGCGTCGGTCAAGACGTGCACGAAGAATTATTGGGAGATGTATTTCGGACTTAATGACGCGAGGAAATTTCATGACGTCATCGGAGTTCTTGCTGTCATCCATCCATCGCAGGAAAACTGGCCGGCGAAGGACATCGACAAGATCGACCTTCTTGGATGGTTCACACGGGAAACGTGGGAGAGGGAGAAGGAGTCATGGCCGGGTGTCTCGTATGGAACCGCGCACCGGTTGCCAAACCGGAAGATGAACGACATCCGTGGACTCCGGGAGTTCGTGAACCGAGGGAGGAAGAAGTGAGGCACTTCCTCGCCTGGAGTGCGCTCCTGTCGATGCTGGCGTACATCGCCACGGGGACGAAGGAGTTCGCCTGGGCGGGGGGGTGCTTCTTCCTCGCGCATCAACTGGGGAGGGGGAAGGAGTGACGATCCGGCATTTCCTGTTCGATCGGAAATCCTGGACGATGGGGAACGGAAACCGGGGGACGAAGTATCGGCGACTGGGCCGAAAATCAAAAGGAGAATTCGAGATGGCAAAAGCAGCGGAAGCGAAGGGGACGCAGGAAATGGGGAAGGATCGGAAGGTACGGATTTCCCCGCCGGAACTGGAGACGATCAAGATACGGGTCGAGAGTATCGGGGAGGGCCTGATCGTCAAGGCGATGTCGGCGAAGGTGATCCGGAACATCGCGGCTTCGCAGGAAGGGAAAGGGAAGCGGGCGACGGCGAAGGCCGCGCGAGATCCGCAGGCCGAGTACGAGGATTGTTTCCATAAAACGATGGATGGGAAGTATGCGATCCGGGCGATCTGGTTCAAGAAGGCGATGGAGACGATGGCGACCTTTTCCGAGGGTCTGTTCAAGAAGGATGTCAAGTGCGGGATATTCGTCCATGGGGATTTGATCCCGCTGGTGAAGCACTCGGCGCCCTGGATGCGGACGGATGCCGTGCGCCTTTCCGGGATCGGCAAGAAAACGTCCCTCTGTTACCGTCCGCAGTTCGACACGTGGGAGGTCGATCTCACGATGACGGTGGATCTCGGGATCCTTTCGGTCGATGAAGCGGTGAACCTTCTTTCTGTTGCCGGTTCGAGGAACGGAGTCGGAGAGCGGAGGCCGCAGACGGAGGGGGCGACGTGGGGGAGGTTCCGGATCAAGACGATCGAGGCCGCGAAATGAAGTACGCATATAGGGACCATAGGGGCTACCCGGGGCTCGATCCTGACCGGCTCGCTGGAGAGCTCATCAGGATTCGGGAAAGGAATGGAGTTCTCACGCCGGAGGCGACGGTGAAGGAGGCGAAGTCGCCGAAGTCGATCCTCCATCCCCATTTCGAATGGGATGATTCGATTGCGGCGGAGGAGTTCCGGAAGAATCAGGCGCGGGAGATGATCCGGTCGATTTATATCGTGATCGAGGAGAATCCGGATTGGCAGGTCCCCGCGAACATCAACATCCAGGGGAGCGGAGAGCGCGGGTATTATCCCGCGGCCGATGTTATGGGGTCTCCGGAAATGAGGGCGGAGGCGCTCCGGCGGGTGTGGGAGAGTCTCTCGCGGTTGCGCCGGTTGTACTCCCACCTGGAGCAGTTCGCTTCGATCTGGGCGGCGGTCGATGAGGCCGAGAAGAAGGTCGCGAAGAAATAATGGGGAGCGAATTGTAATGGAGAGGACAGGAGTTGAAAGGAGAGGAGGAGAACGGAATGGCAGGAGGAGATGGGACCGGATCGGATTAAATGGGACCGGAAATGAATTGACGGGACCGGACGGGCAGGATGGGAATGGAATCGGAGAGATGGGACCGGAAGTGATCGGGTGGGAGCGGAGCGGCAGGACGGGACTGCAAATGATGGGAGCGGAGAGGAGTTCAGACGTTTGGAGATGTCGGGAGGGGATTGGCAGGAGTTCAATGGATAGGAACGGATGGGGAAGGATTTGATCGGATCGGACCGGCAGGACCGGATGGGACAGGATTGGAAGCGATAGGGAAGGAATGGTACGGATCGGAGCGGAGTCGATCGGCAGGACCGGATTGGAGTCGAACGAAGTGGACGTGATCGGAACGGACTGGCAGGAGTGGAAGGAAGCGGAAAGGAACTGATAGGACCGGATTGGAGCGGAGCGGATGGGCAGGAAAATTAAAGGAGGGAATCATGAAGCGGATGAAGGAGCGACGTTGTTCGTTCCCCGGCTGCGGGAAGGTGCTCTCGGATTTGAACCGTCATCCCGATCGGTGCTACTCGCACCAGCCGAGGTCGTACCAGGCCTTCCCGCAGGGAGCGACGAAGAAGGCGCCCGTCCTGACGGATGAGGAGAAGGAGGCGATGGGATGAGCGAGCACATGATCGTGAATATCCTGATCGGGATCGCGTGGGGGATCCTGTGCCTCGTGGCGTACAAGCGGGGGAAAACCGTCGGACGCCAGGACGCGGAGGAGGAAGGCCTGGACAATCTCCGTCGCTGTTCCGCGGGATGGATCTCCGAGATGAACCGGATCTTCGCGATCCTCCGCGCGGCGGGGATCGATCTCGTTGCCCTGGGGATCGAGCGGGCGCCGGTCATGGACGTCTCGTCGTACTCGATTTCGATGTATGACTGCTGCACTCCCGGGTCGATCGTGCCGGTGCAGACCCTCGTCGAAGGCGAGGATATTCCAAAGGAGGAGGGGGGCTCATGAAAGTCACGAGAAGGAATTTTCTGATCGGCATGGCGGGGATCCCCGTCGTGTCGAAGGTGTTCGCGGGAGAGGCGCCGAAGCCGGTTCCGCCGTCTCCTCCGACGGACGTCGTGGTCGACGTCGCGCAGGGATACCCCGTCACGCTTCACCTGATGAACGGAGCGCAGCGGTCGAGGTATGCGCAGCGGAAGGCGCTCGCTCCGCAGGTCCACTTCCGGTTCATGAACGTCGCCGGGAATTTCACGGGGTATCAGATCGACGGGCCGGATGGCGAGAGGATCGCCGGGATGGATTTCGAGCGGGCGATCTGGTCGCAGGCCGGGGATACGATCAACATCGACTGGTCCCCGAAATTGAGGAAGTCCTGATGGAGCCCGCGAGCAGGTGCGAGGAGTGCGGGCTTTACTCGAGGGCGGGGGAGAGGATCCACCTTCCGACGTGCTCGAAGGGCAGGGGATGGACGCCGGAGAGCCGGGAGGAGCTGATCCGCGATCGCCGGAGAAGGGAGGGACGCGATGCCGATGGAAGTGTTCGGAAATGAGCGGTGCAGGATCGGCCCGGGGGAGTCGGTGCTCGTCACTCATTCCACGACGATCAGCATCCCGGGCCTGGAGACGATCGTCAAGAAAACGAGGACGGAGGTCCGGATCCAGTCGATCGTGGACAAGGACGGAAACGCGGTGATCGGCGGGAAGGCGACCTTTTCCGTGATCGTGCAGGGGGGCGAGTAGAATATCCCGGGCGGGCCGGGACGGGCCGGAATCGGCCCCAGTCGGGCGATATGTCTTGACATAAGGGGAGAGTGTTCCTACCCTGCCTCCAATACCGTACAAGTCAACGTCGGAGGCCGGGATGGGTAAAAGGTTCACGATACCGGGCGACCGGAAGCCGGGCGAGGTCGTAAAAGATCTCGACCGGCTTTTCTTTCGGGCGGTCCTCGTTCGGGACGGCGGGGTCTGCCAGAAGTGCGGCGCCGCGGAGCGGGTGATCGAGAAGGTCTCGAAGAAGGGCAAGCCGTTCAAGCGCAGGGTCGCTCTCAATCCCCACCATATTTTCTCGCGCGCTTATCCCGGGACGAAATGGGATCCGGCGAACGGAGTGCTCCTATGCGTGACCTGTCATCTTCGGTGGGCGTCGGTGAAGTTCGAGGAGTTCCGCGACTGGATCATCGAGCGGATGGGCGAGGGGGCCTACACCCGCTTGAAGTACCAGGCCTACAACGGGACGACGCCGGACAAGTTCGCGATGAAGATGTATCTGGAGCAGGTCCTCGCCAGGTACGAGGAGGTCCCGGCGTGAACTTCGGCTGGCCCGACGGCGAGGACGTTCTCTCACGGGTCAGGGTGTCGGTCAATCCTCGGGATCTCAAATCATTCAACAGGGAGAAGGCGATCGGATTCGTCGTCTGGATCCGCTCGGAGGAGGGGCGCGCGTGGTCCGAGGATCTGAAGGAAAGGGATTCACAGTACCGAAGAATCGCGTCGGAGCACCTGGGGGCGAAGGTCTGGAGGTTCTCACTCTGACGGGAGAGGAGGAAGGAGATGGAGCACAAGAAGCCGGAACGGGATCTACGCGACGAAGCCGACCGGAAGCTGGATCCGAAGCCGGAGCACAAGCCGGAGCACAAGCCGAAGGCCGAGCCGGAGCCGGAGCACAAGCCGAAGCCGAAAAGATGATGGACTCGCTCGTCTGGCATACGGAGCAGCGACGCGTCAAGGAACTTGTGCCGTGGGAAGGCAATCCTCGCCAGCTCTCGGAGAAGGAGGCCTCCGACCTTACCGCGTCGCTCTCCCGCCTCAACTTGATCGACATCCCGGCGATCGACGTGGACGGAACGCTGGTCGGAGGGCATCAGCGGGCGAAGATCCTGCTCAACCTCGGCAGGGCGGAGGAGATGATCGACGTCCGGGTGCCGAACCGCAAGCTCTCGGAGGCCGAGTACGTCGAGGCGAATATCCGGCTCAACAAGAACCTGGGCTCCTGGGATTTCGGCGGGCTGGCGAACCTCGACGAGAAGAATCTGCTCGAGTTCGGATTCTCTGACGAGGAGCTGAAAGTCGGCTTCGGGCTGCACGGTGCGGAGGACTCTCTCACGGATCTGGACCGGTACTGTGTCCTGACCGTGGAACCGCCCGAGTCGCCGCGGCTCAAGATGAGGATGTCCTTCTATTGCGACACGATCGAGGAGTACGAAAAGATCAAGGCCGTGTTCATCAGTCCGGACGTCGAGGGGAACGAGCTGGACAAGGAAAAGTTCATGAGCATCGTCCATCAGTTCCTGGCGGCCCGATGAAATACTTCTCGACGTTCACCGGCATCGGCGGCCTGGACGTCGGCCTGGAGGAGATGGGCGCCGAGTGCGCCGGCTTCTCGGAGATCCGGGAGAGCTCGATCAGGATCTACGAGAGGCACTATCCGACGCATCAGAACTTCGGCGACATCACGAAGATCGATCCGGCGGCGCTCCCTGATTTCGACGTGCTGACTGGTGGATTCCCCTGCCAGTCGTTCTCGCTCGCCGGATACCGGAAGGGCTTCAAGGACAAGCGGGGCACGATGATTTTCTACCTGGCCGACATCCTCACGGAGAAGCAGCCGTCCTTCGCCGTGCTGGAGAACGTCCGGGGAATCGTCTCCCACAACGGCGGGTCGACGCTGCGCAACGTCGTCAACCTCCTGGCGAAGTGCGGGTACTTCGTCCGGGTCGTCCTGTTCAATGCCTGTCACCACGGTTCGGCGCAGAACCGGGAGCGGGTCCTGTTCCTGTGCAGCCGGAAGGATTTCGAAAAGAAGATCCCCGAGATGACGGACCCGTCGAAGCGGTACAGGGACTTCCGGATGGAGCCGGAGTCTCCGGATTTCGTGCCGGACGGGTACATCATGGACAACACTATCCAGAAGTTCACCGCGTTCCCGGTCGAGGGGTCGACGCCGTTCAAGCAGGGAGGATTCTTCTACGAGATCTGCGGGGGGCACGATCGGGTCGGATGCCTCCTCACGGGGCCGGGAGGCGGGGGGCCCAACAAGAATCACGCGAAGATTGTCATGACGCCCAGGGGGGAATGGAGATTCCTCTCGCCCATCGAAGGGGAGCGTCTCCAGGGATTCCCCGACGACTGGACGGCGCTGGAGGAGACGAAGGACCGATGGTTTGCCATCGGAAACGCCGTGAACTGCAACGTGTCGAGGTATCTGTTCCACGAGTACCTCGGGGGGGTCTGGTGGTGAGCGAGAACGGGCCGGAGAAGCCGAAAACGCCTTTGAGACTCATCGGTTCCATCCCCGAGGGGCAAGGGCAGGGGGAGCAGCCGAAGGGTCACGAGAAGGGGGCAGGGCGGACCCGGAGGGCGGTACATAAAAGGCCTCCTGATGCCTTGCTGTTCGAAGTGATCTCGAAGAATGGGGGGATCGTCACCCTGGTCGCGAAGGCGTGCGGGGTCGGCCCGTCGTGCGTCACGAAGTGGCGGAAGAAGTCGAGCAAGGTCGAGGAGATGTTCCGGGCCGTCCGGGAGATGAACCTGGATCTGGCCGAGAGCAAGGTCCTCCAGGCGATCCAGGCGGGCCGGACGGCCGAGTGCCTGTTTTATTTGAAATGTATGGGGAAGTCGAGGGGATGGATCGAGCGGCAGGAGATCGAGCAGGTCGGGCCGTCCACCGTCCGGGAGGAATTGGCGAAGGAGCAGGCGCGGCTCAAGAATCCGAAATACAGGGAAGCGATGAGGGCGTACTTTGCCGCAGCCGAAGAAGCAGATCGATCCACGAAATCAGGCGTACTGTAGCCCTGGGGGATTTGCGAGGTTCGTCACCCGGGGGCAGTGGATCGCCTACCCGTACCTGGACCTCCTGGACTTCGCCCTGTCCGACCTGGCGTTTTCCGATACGCCCCGGAACCTTCTCATCAACATGCCTCCCCGCCACGGGAAGTCCACCCTGGCCTCCAGGTACTTTCCCGCCTGGTACACCGGGCACTTTCCGGACCGTCGCGTTCTCCTGGCGTCTTACGAGGGCAATTTCGCCGCGTCCTGGGGGACGAAGGCGATGGACGAGGCGAAGGCCTGGGGGGAGTACCTGTTCGGGATCAAGGTCCGGATGGACGTCTGCGCGGCGTCGAACTGGCAATACCAGGGGCGGGAAGGCGGGATGAGCACGGCGGGAGTCGGCGGGCCGTTCACTGGGAAGGGCGGGCACGTGCTGATCGTGGACGATCCGATCAAGAACGATCAGGAGGCGCGGTCCCTGGCGCGGAGGGATCTCGTTTGGGATTGGTTCACGTCGACGGCCTTGACGCGCCTGGAGCCGAACGGATCGATCATCATCATCCAGACGCGGTGGAACGAGGACGACTTGACGGGGAGGATCCTCAAGGAGATGGGGCACCTGAACTTCAACGTCCTGTCGTTTCCGGCGGTCGCGGAGGATGAGGACACGCTCGGTCGGGAGAAGGGCAGGGCCTTGTGTCCGGAGCGGTTCGATGAGGTCGCCCTCGCCGCGATCAAGCGGTCGATCGGGGATTATTGGTTCGGCGCGCTGTACCAGCAGCGGCCCCGTCCAGAAGGCGGGAACATCTTCAAGGAGTCGTGGTTCAACCGGTACGTGGGGGAACCGCCTGGAGATCTGATCCGCCGGCTGCAGATCATCGATTCCGCGCATAAGACGAAGAAGGAGAACGACTACTCCACGATCACCACGCTTGACTTGATGACGGCGGGGATCTACCTTCGGCACGTCTGGCGGGAGAAGTGCACGTATCCGGATCTCAAGGCCGCGGCGGGCCGGATGTTCGAATCCTGGGGGGCGGATGAACTGTGCATCGAGGACAAGGACGCCGGGGCCATGCTCATCCAGGAATTCCAGCGGGACACCGTTCTGCCGATCATTCCGATTCAAGCCGACAAGGACAAGGTGACGAGATCCCATGCGGCGACTCCCTTGTGCGAATCCGGAAGGGTCTGGATCCCGGCGGACGGCGAGGCCGCATGGCTTGAGGACTGGCTCCGGGAGATCCTCGGATTCCCGAACGCGCAGCACGACGACCAGGTGGACGGATTCGTCCACGGGCTCAACCGGCTCAAGGAGCTCGGTCTTTTCGTGCTCGATCCGGAGCAGATTCTGGTGGAAACGGGGAACCGGTCGATCGCCCGGGATTACGAGTCTCCCCGATGATTCGTCGAGGATTCGTCGAGGATTCGTCGAATGATCGTCGAATTCCAGGGAAGGCATAATATGTTCCCGCAAGTCCATGATCTTAAAGGATTCGTCGAATGATCCACGAATACTCGTCGAGTCGTCGCGAAAATTAACGCAGGAAGGGAAGGGAATGGAAGGGAATGGAAGGGAAGGGAATGGAGGAAACCTATTGCACGGAGCCGGTGATATTCACCGTCTCCATGCCGGACCCGAATCGGGGAGGATGAGCTGATGGGAAAAGTCGTCGACTGGCTCTTGAAGGGAATCGAGCGGGACGCGATGCAGTACGCCGAGGAGGTCAAGGCCTCTGGAGGCGAGGTTCCGTTCTCGGGAGAGATCGCCACGAGGTCGGATGACATATACGGGCAATACTGGGGGGCGAGGATGTACAATCCCGACACCCTCGCGTCGAAGAAGGGCGGCCTGAAGATCTACACCGAGATGCGGCAGGACGACCAGGTGAAGGCGGCCTTGCATTTGAAGAAGTCCGCGATCGTCCATCCCGGCTGGAAGATCGAGTGCGAGGACGAGGAGCTCCAGGCCTTCACGGATGAGATCCTCCGGGAGATGGACGGGACGGTGCAGGACACCCTCCGGTCGATCCTGTCCGCCTACGAGTACGGATTCTCCGTCCACGAGAAGGTGTACCGGATGATCGAGGAGGGGGACTTCAAGGGGAAGATCGGGATCAAGGCGCTCCGTCCGAAATCCCCCACGCGGTTCGATTTCGAGGTCGACGTCTACGGGAACATCAAGCCGAACGGACTCGTCCAGCGTCAGAATCAGGGCGGGTACGTGAACCTCCCCCTGGAGAAGTTCGCGCTGTTCTCCTACCGGAAGGAGTTCGATAATCACTACGGGGAGAGCGATCTCCGCGCGGCCTACCGGTTCTGGTTCTTGAAGGTCAATTTCTTCCGGTACTGGGGACTCTACCTGGAGCGGTTCGGCGTGCCGGTCACGATCGGCAAGTCAGCGAAGGCGACGCTCAAGCCCGCCGACCAGGAGAGGTTCAAGCAGATCGTCGCGAACATCCAGGCGGGAATGGCGGCTGTCCTGCCGATGGATCTCGAGGTCGAGTTCAAGGAGGCCGCGGCGACCCGGGGGGAAACCTTCTCGAAGGCGGTCGACGCCTGCGACATCCGGATCGCCCGAGCGATCTTGGTCCCGCAGCTCGTCGGACTGGCGCCGCAGGGGGACACCGGGAGTCTCGCCCGGGCGAACGTCGAGGCGGATACGTTCGATCTGGTCCTGGGCGGCGATTCCCGGGCGCTTGAGGACATCGTAAACGAGCAGGTCCTGAAACCGATCGTCCGGATGAACTTCGGGACGGTCGAGGAGTTTCCGCGGTTCATCCTCAATCCGATGAGGGAGGAGGACCGGAAGGCCTTCGTCGAATCCTGGTCGACGGCCGTCACCGCCCAGGCCGCGACTTCGACGCAGGAAACCGAGGCCCATGTCCGGGATCTGCTCAAGTTCCCGGCGATCACGGAGGAGGAGCAGGCGAGGATCGACGAAAAGGAGGAGGCGGCGGAGGCCGCGCGCGAGGCGCTGGTCGCCGGGGCGGGGGGTAGGCCGGATCCGGGGGCCAGGGGCAAGGGGAACGGCAAGGGGGCGCCTGGAGAGTCCGCCACGGGTCAACGTGGGGCCAAATCGGACGGGATGATGGCCGGGAAGCCGAAGATGTACGTCCTGACGACCATGAACGCGCAGGAAGCCCGGGTCTCCTGGAAGGAGAACATCGGGGAACTGGACGGAGTGGAACTGGAGGCGATGGAGGTTCTGTCCGAGGCCTTCGAGGGGCCGATCCGCGCGCTGGTGGTAGACGCCGGAAAAAAATAGCGTCCCCCGAGCGGATCGTTCTGCCCGACGCCGGGGGAATCAAAAGGGCCGTCCTGAAGATGCTCCAGGGAGCGAGTGCTCTCGGAGTTTCCCATCTGGAGAAGGAGCTCGGGCTCAAGCCGCGGACGTTCGCCGCGATGCCGGAGGCGGAGGCCGCAGCCGGGAAGAAGGGGCTCTACCCGCAGGTGGACCGGATCATGAACGACTACGCGAAAAGCCGGTCGTTCTGGATCACCGGGATCGTGAAGGAGGACATCCTCAAGCAGGCCCGGAACTTCGTTTTCCAGTACGCGAAGGAGCATCCGGGATGGGAAGCCCTGCCGGACGGCGAGAAGGTCGGATTCGAGGAGGGGCTCTACAAGACGCTGCGGGAGTTCCTGCCGACCAGGGACAAGGCCGGGAACCTCATCAACGTCGCCGCGCGGTCGGAAGTGGTCGCCCGGACGAACATGATGGACATCTACAACCTCGCCAGGTATCAGACCATGAACGTCCCGGGGCTGAAGGGATGGGTCCAGGCGTACCGGTACTCGGCGATCATCGACATGGCGACGACGACGATCTGCCGTCACCTTCACGGGAAGATCTTCACCGACCAGACCTTGAACGGGTACGTCCCGCCGAATCATTACAACTGCCGGTCGATGCTCCTCCCCGTGACCCGACTCGACCAGAACTGGGAAGCGGAGATGCGTCAGCAGGGGCCGGTGGACGTGAAACCGGCGTCCGGATTCGCCACTCCCGCCGGAGCGCCTCCCGTGGTCCCTGCCGGGAAGGTCGCGGTCCCCGGGGAGCAACTGCCGGGAGAGGTCCCGCAGAAGGAGCCGCGCGCGAAGGCCGCGCCGAAGCCCGAGATGGTGAACGTCAAGCTCGAGGATCTGGTGACGGACGTCGGACGCCTTCCTGCCGAGGTCGGGGTCGCCCTGGAGCAGGAGCTCGCACGGATCGGGAAGAAGGTCCCGAAGGAGCAGGTCGAGGCGATCCGTCAGCAGCTCGGAGCGAAGAAGGTCGAGCTCGTCGCCGCGCGGGAGGCCAGGAGAATCGCCCGGGAGCAGGAGATGGTCCCCTGGGATCTGTCGAAGCGGATCTGGCTGGAGGCCTTCCCCGAGGAGGTCCGGTTCCGGATCAAGCAGGAGTTCCCGAAGGGAGAGATCGCCCGGGGGCAGGTCGAATCGGTCGAGAAGGCGGCGAAGGCGAAGGCGGCCGTCATCCAGCGGGAGGTCGTCGCGCAGCGGGCGGAAGTCGCGAGGCGAGCCGCGGAGC